GTGCGAATGGCCTCCCGACCAAAGTGTCTTAAAGTACCTACGAGACGCCCGTAGAGCCGTTCTGAGGCGTTTTAGTCGCATGATGGCCTTCGGTTGGCATAGTCAGGATGATAGCCGTTACAGACGTTGTACGTGTACGTGTCCGCTTGCTGTACTGCATGGTCATGATCAGTGTTACCTACCCATGCCAATGCAATTATGATTGATGCTCCTAAAAGAATCTTAGTTAGTCTATTCATCATTTCCCCTGACTTGTCATGATTATGATTGACTTGCGAAGCATAGGTCATTTAACGACCTGGGGCAAGCGCCTGGGTCAATCGTTTTTCCATGTGCCTTTGAAACGTATTTTTGACATATCCCTTAACGATCTTTTGGAAATTAAACCGTGGCGTATATTTGGCATAGTCCTCGTAGCTCACCAACTTCTTTAGCTTTTTGTTCTTATTCTTTCGTTGCCATACGCCTGGCGTTGCATTGGCATTGTTGCCTCCGCCTCGTGGCGTTCCACTGAATGTATCCTTTCTGTTAAGCAATGTATCCACTTTGCGCCTTGGCATATTGCCGTACTTATTGACCCTTAGATTAGTAGTCGGGATGACTAATGCACGTTTCTTAGGCAGCCTAACCCCACCATCAATTTGGAATTTCAAATACTCATAGCGTTTATCGTCGATATACACAACGCTTGTTAATTCTCGCTTCTTGGCTTTGACTACTTGGAATCCGCTTATCGTGAATGGTGTAGGACGATCAAACTTCTTTTTAGCTTGTTTTTGAAGTTCTTTGCGTGCGCCGAAAGCCACATCATTCAACGCCAGCATAGTCGCAAATGGGATCTGCTTGCGTTCTATCCTGTTCAGGCTCTTGGTTGCAGCTTTGATGTCAGCCCTTATGTCAATCTTCATCAGTAACCTCGCAAATGTCTTCAACGATTGCTCGTTTGATTAGATCGTGATAGCCCAACTGGTTAATTAGATGCATTTGATCGTAGGACTTCTCGCCTTCTTGGACTAATCGCCATTCCACGAATTCACCAAGCTCACACTGAACCAGACCTTCAATGTATGTGATTTCCCCTTTCTCCGCTTTCCTGTACAACTCGTGCAGTGCTTGGGATAACCTGTTGGCGTGTATCTTGGTTACGTTGGTCATAGATCCACCACATTTGGGCTGATTTGGTTGCTAGCCAATACAGGATGAATAATAGCGGAAGCGTGAAGATGAATAAAACGGAAAAAATCAGGAAGCCGTTGATTGATCCAATAAGGTAGAGTCTTTTCATCGTGGTAGCGTGTTCGGGTCAACTAGATCAACGCACCAATCGCATTGAAGACATGATGCTTGCGGTGGTGATTCGTGCTTGATTATTTCACCTTCGCAAACAGGGCAAACAGGCTCAAACCTGTCAAAGAACTCATCCCAGAAGGGCATGTCGTCAGGATAGTTACTCGGCATAGTCCAACCCGTCTGTTAAACCTTGTTTCAGGGCTTTAATAATGCCCTTAGCGTTAGCCTCAAACTGTAACAGATCCAGCTTGAGATCCACGTCTTTTTTCCAATTACGCTGACCGTACTCGATCCCACATTTCATCTTGATCTGGTTCAATACGCCATTGGTGGTATGAGAATAGACGACTCGTTCTAGTTCCTCGTTTGGCTTGCGGTAGATTCCCCTGACTATTTTCACTTTTCCTTGTCCTGTAACTCGTTGAGAAGTTTAAGGATTGAACGGATCATCTGCTGATCGCATTCATCGACTTGCTTGGAATCGTAATGATCCAAGACTTTGACTAACGTCATCCACGCTAAAAGCAATTCTGTTCTGGTTGGTTTCATGCTCATCCCCTTAGCAAGCCAATGAGATTGAGCCTGGGTTTTCCCATTCCCAATAGCAACCGTTGTCTTCTGCCGCTTTGATCAGGTCGGGATGGATGCCACCTGTGTCTTGGAAATAGTCATAATAATCAATCACAATCGGGCCGCCGTTTTCGTCAGTGATCTTGAATCGGCCTTCATCATCTTCAAACCACTTGATCGGCTCTTTAACCCAACACCATTCGCCATCTACTTTTTTAAGATCTTCAAACTTAAGTTTTTTGATTGCGGTTTTTGCTGATTTAATTCCCATTGCTTTGCTCCTTTGTTGTGGGATTCCCTTAATCCCTGACCTTTATAATAATCCTATGAATACCAATGTCAACACTTTTGTTTACCTTTTTTATGATGCTTTTAATAACTTAACCCGTTCCTTCGCTAGTCGGTATCGCTTCAGATCGTTGTAGGTAATCCTTGAGCCTTTGCGCTTCTCGTTCTCAAAAATCTCGATAAAGAATAGGTCTTCTTCTGCCTTCTCCATCACGGCTCGTGGAATCTCGTTCTTACGGGGATCACGGAACAATAAGCTAGGGGATAGCCGCAGTGCTTTCATGACTTCAATCCCGTTCGCCTGGCATCCGAAACAATGCATCAAGACTCGATCATCTTCTTCCTTTATCGACAAACTGGGGTTTTTGTCTGGATGGGCTGGGCAGATTGCCCATAGTTTGTTTGATCTTTTTTCAACTCCGTTGAGATGCGGAAGAATGTCAGCTAACACTTTTGATCCTTTTAATCTGTAGATGCTTGATGTAGTTCTTGGCTTCGTCCGTGATGTGGATCGTCGGTTGTGGCGTTATCGCATTGGGCCAGACGCCGAACTTGCTTCTATAAGCGAAGCTTGCCCATCCAGGCTTATAGCCCTTTTTCCTGGCGTAGAACTGGAACTGACCCAACCATAGGGACTTTTCTTCTTTAGACGTTTCCCTGTTGGCCTTCTTGAGTTCTTTCAGAATCTGGCTATCGGACTTCAAGACTTGCCGTGGTGGTCTTTCGTAACCACAGGCACACTTTACTACGAAATGCTGGAAACATTGTGGACAAACGGATAACTCAGCCTCTTTCTTATCCTTTACAAGCTCACGTTCGTTATAGGTCTTATCGCCAGAGTCCAAGGTCTCGGGAACAATAGACTCGGGAAAGCCATGCCACTGGACGTTGCCTGCATGATCCAAATAGATCGCTTCAGTCTTGTTTGGATGAAGCCTCATGATCCGACCTGCTCGCTGGATGTAGCTGATCAGGCTTTTAGTAGGCTTTAGGTCTATTAGCGTCTGGACTTTCGGTGCGTCATAGCCCGTGTTTAAAAGCTGCGAACAACTCAGGACTTGAAAGTCACCTTCGTCGTGGCTTTCGTAGATTATTCGTTTTTCTTCATCGTCCATGTATCCGTCGATGTGCTCTGCCGTGATTCCCGCTTTCCTAAACATCTGAACCAGTTTCTTCGACGTTTTAATTGATGGACTGAAGGCAATCGTCTGCCCCTTCCCGAACCTCTTGAAGTTTTCAATTATGTCCCCGACTAGCTTTTGGTCATCTTCTGTGGCTTTAGCAAGACTTTTAGGATCGTAGTCCGATCCACCCGTAGGCAGTCGTTTAGTCTTGATGCCCTTCAAATTAACATGACTGCCACCGTAATACTTCACGGGACATAGGTATTCTTTGTCTAAAAGCTGTTCTGTCGTGATCGGCACGATCAGGTCTTGGTAGTGCTTACCCAGGCCTTTTGAGAAAGGTGTAGCGCTTAACCCAATAAAGATGACTTTGGAGTTCTTCTCCATAAGCTCGGTGAAGTATTTATAGTGCGTATGGCATTCGTCGATGATCGCTACGTGGAAGATCGGCTGATAGCGTCTCTTACATAAAGTCTGGATGGAGGCGATCTGAATGTCCGCATTGGGATCAGTTCGCCAGTGATCACCTTGCATAACGCCACACGTTATACCCGCTCGGTCAAACTCTGCTAATGCTTGTTGAACGAGCTTGATTCGATCACAGATGAAAATCCCTTTTTTGCCGTTCTTGACAACATTTTTCAGGATTTCGACCGCTACTCGAGTTTTACCAAAGCTACACGGTGCGGCTAAAACGATTCTTTTGTTTCCTTTTCTGATTGAATGCCTAAGCTGCTCGATTCCTTGCTCTTGATGTGGCCTAAGCATCTTTTGTTTCCTTTATAACTTCAAATTCCCTAATGTCGAAGATCCAACTTATTTTGGCATTGCCCTGCATGTCATTTTTTCTATTCTTGTACTCATGTTTTTTTGCATATCCGTTTTTTATTAACTTTATGGCATACGAAACTGGCACTAAATAAACACCAGACCATTCAACATCCAGAATCATCACTAAATTTGGGTAAAGATCATTGTATCTTTGCAAGTCTTTTTGATTGATGCTGACTGCATAGTCACTTGGTATTCCAAAAAGCTCTTCTGATTTTTCCCATCTTGTTTTTATAGATTTTAGGTCGCAAGGCAAATGAATGAAAAAATCATGGCAATACTTATCCGTTTCTTTTTTATCGTTCAAAGTTACTGGATAGCCTCTAGCCAAAAATTGATGCTCTAACTTGAGCCCATATTCACACCATGCAGTTTTGTCTTCGTTGTTCATATACCAGCTCTGAACAGTTCTTGACCAGTTAGTGAATAGATAATCCTTCCTTCCCTGGTGCAGCTTTCACATCGGAAATGATGCAGATCGATTGGCCCGTCAGTGACTTTTCCAAATGACCATTCTCTGGCTTTGGCTGATGTTTTGACTATTCGTTGTTCTTTGTTGATTTCCCCACCACATTGACATTGCATATTTCGTTTTCCTTGCTCCGTTTATTTTAGGCACAGCTCCACTTTTTCCCTGTTGCAAGTAAGATGCATATCATTCGCTAGATGACTTAGCACTGGTCTTACTACACCTGACGGTGCGGTACTCATAGCTTTCGCTTTCCACGTCGGACGCAACTCCGACATTACCCCGCTCGGGGCCTGCTGCAATTCAAGGACGTGAATCGGGACAAGTGGTCAGTCCTACAACGTGCTCACGGATTATCGCTATGTTCGTGTTTAGTCAATTTGACTACTTGCTGGCACGATTAAGCCAGACGAAACGGTAGCGGGATGACCAGTTATGACTACTCATGACTATGCATGACTTGTCATCAGAAGGCAGAGGTGGGATAATTACAGCCGTGTCGGTTTGCGCACGGTTGTTTTTTATACCTTTCCCAAATCGGCCTTCAGGGGTTGGCAGCCCCGCCGACACATTCAATATACTCTAGTCCAACTCTTGAATCAACCGTTCCAAATACCATTTTGCCTTTTCAAGATCCTGCTTGGCGCTGTTCTTGTATTTATGACGGTGGATATACTTTAAGACGTTACCTTCCAGGTAGCCTTTAAACCCAGAACCCAACTGCTGTTTGATGTAATCAATCGCCTCAATACCGCCTTTATTGTAGTGCGGAGGCTTATTTATTAGGTTCCAGTCCTTCTCGCTGGCGGCGTCTATGCTTTTTGATTTGTTCGTAGACTGTGGATCTGTCCCAAACTTTACCATTCCGTTTCGCCAAGCCTCGTCTGTTGAGTTCGTCCCGTATTTTTCCACTGCTGATCCCCTTATCATTTAAACTGATGATTAGCTGAAGTGTTTTGTATTCGGTTGGGTTTTTCTTGAGTTTCCCGTTGTCCAGGTCAAACCCAAAAGGCGGCGTACCATGGTGGTAACCTTGTCTCTTGCGTTTCGCCAAGCCCTTTTTAACCAGTGCGCTTGAGTCGATGAAGTGTCGGTTGTGTACCTTACCGTGACAGTCAGCACAAAGAAAAACAGTCTTAGTCCCGCCGAGACTGCGAGGAACGACATGATGTGCATGAACTGCTTGATCTTCGCAATCAAAACAGCTTTCCTTTGAGTCGGTTAATTTCGGCATTAAACTCTTGAATCATTTCTTTATAATCAGCGGCATAGAGTTTATGCGGTTTATTTGCTGTGTCCAACATGAAATCAACGTACGCTTTCCCGTACGCTTCAATCATAAAGACAGTGTAATTCTGCGCTGCGAGTCCGTGTTTCATCCCGTACAAATTGCAACCAGGACACTGGAGATGAACATTGTCAGGGTTGAACGCATGGAATGAGCTTTTACCCTTTGGGATGAAGTGACCACCATGCATCTTGGTGTAGTGCCCGACCTTTCCACAGGTCACGCAAGCCCCGAAGCCATGATCGTCGCATTCTTCCAGTCTTCTCTTTAACTGGAATAGTCTTAAAGCTTTAGCCCGTAGCGTTTCTGGCACGAGCAAACTCCGAATTCTTGGGGTTGGTTAAAGTAACCCCATGGTCTAATCCCCAGTGAAAGACTTGCTCCATGAATTGATGCATTTCACCTTTGCTCAGACTTGAGGTTGATCTGAGTTGATGTTTGATCTCCGTCTTACCTACGAAGACATCCTCGGTTCCGAGAAACTCGTTCTTCATTAAGAGTTTCAT